CCCATTTTCCTGCTTCATCTAAATACAATAAGTGTAGCTTCTCACCATCGTATGCATTGTTAGTTGTATTTTTCCAGTTAATAACTGTGTTGAGTGCCTCACCCATTTGTGAGGTTTTATTGTTTTTTGTAATTCTCTTAGACGGCTCCCTAAAAGCTAGCTCCATACGTGGATTAGTTGTACCGTCTTGTATAGGTTTAAAAAAGAATGGATAGTTTCTAAACATATACACGACCTTCTTCATGAAGATGTTCTCCTGTGCATCTTTACCAGTCTTCGATTGGATCCCCATAAGTTTGTCTTTAACCTGTGTAGCTTCGTCCACAAGAACAG